TCAGAGCTACTAGCCCCAAAATCATCAACTTCTTTGCCTCGTTCAGCCCACTTCTCTATAATTTCAGGCGTAGCATCGTAGTCAATAGCCTCTATCCTTCTCATATCAGCTACCCAATTAGGATTATCTTCTTTGAGTTTAGCCCTTGTTTCCTTGCGAGCTTCTTCATCCTCAATATATGTTGGCGATTCCTCATTTCCGTAATTCTCATATTCAGTATTTAAGTCAAACCACTGCTGTTGTAGCTTGAACTTCTGTGTGAATAATTCGTCATACCTTTCTGGTTTATCAAGAAATGCTGGCACTGATTCTGGAGGGATGTTGTATTTCTCCATTAAACCTAGCAATATCTCGGCACTCTTAGGGTTCTTGAATGATGCTATCTTACCCCAGAGATATAATTGTGCTTCAACATCTGGGAACTGCTGTCTGAATAGAAGCCTTGCATCATCAGTTGTAAGACTCTCATACTGCACGAATAGGTCTTTAGCTCCAAGATATTCAACAGCCAAGGGGTTACCATCCTTCTCTACCTTCTCCCTGCCAACAACCTTTACGAGTGCATTAACATCTGAGGCAAAGTTAGAGGTTGTGTAGTAATCCAACTCACCGCTCTCTAATACTTTCTGTTCGCCTTCCTCTGTGAGTTCTACTTGCCCCAATCCCTTTCTGAACCCAGCGAACGTCTCGTCTGTATCAACCCCAAAAACCTTATCATATCCGTCTATTAGTTCAGTGTCTAGTTTATTTGCTTCAATTATTCTGAGAACTTCTTGCCTAGCCTTATCTGTAGTTAGTGTGGTAAACTTGCTGGTAATGAACATTTGGGCTTCAATCTTGGGATACTTTTCTCTATAATCATCTCGTTCTTTCTGAGTCTCAAGGGCTTCATAATCCTTCCACCCCTCCTCCCATTTGTTCTTTAGTTGCTTGATAGGCCAATCCTTGCCCTCCAAGTAAAAGAGTAATGTCAACCAGTCTTTCTCACCAAGTGCGACATCTTGTGCTTGCCTGACTATACCAGGCGTTACCGTTCTCCAAAACTGAGACCAGCCACTCTTTAACATTCGCTCATCATCGGCTATGAAGCCAGCTACCATATTGGCTACAGCACCAGGAACTTGCAAACCAGGGAAGTCTCCGCCAAATACATTAGCAAGGTATCTTATAGATGTTATACCCGTATATTCCCACGCCTTTAACCTTGTTTCTTCCTTGATTAAAAAGCCAAGTGCTATTATCGCCATATACATCCCTAAGGCTTTGTAAGTCTGCGACCAGTTCTTCTTGGGTACTGTCTTGCCCGTTTCCTTTTCATACTGTAGATAAACCTGTGATGGTCTACGGCTAACCCACTTCGTCATTAGTTCCATCCAGTTTTCCGCCCAAGTAGTAAGGATTGAGAACACTCTGCCAGCCGAACTCTGTGATATTGCCATACTGTTCATCTGGGTGTATAGATACTGGGTGTCAGCAGCAACCTCATCTCCCCTGTCAATCCATACTTGTGAGTCTGCGTCTGGCAATAAACTCTTAGCCTCAGCATACCCAGCCAGAAAAGCATCCTTGACATTTTGTTCATCCGCCTTGCGGAACAGCCATAATCCCTTTTCCCTGACCTCGTCTGGCCACCTAGCCTTGAAGGAATCATCAACTCCTGGTACAAAAGCAGCCCTGCGGGAACGCCATACAAGAGATTTTTCTAGTGCGCCCCTACCCTCTTTAGTAAATCTCAACTTGATACCCTCGGCAAAATGAACTGGCCCAACTTCGCCAATTATCAGTGTATGCTGGGATAGATTTCTTATAGCAGATGTTGGCTTAAAGCCAAGCCATAGCAGATATATCATACTTGTAAAATTATAGGCTGCCATCCCACTGGGATTACCCCTTGTCAAGAATCTAGCAAAGACTCCACCCCCAGGCAATTTCTCTATCTTCTCAGCGAAATCCCGCAGAGTATTATTTATTGCAATGTCAAGTTTGCTTGGCTGTCCCGTCATCCTTGCGGAATAAGCCTTTAAGTAATCCCTCACAACCAGTGGGGTAGTTTTGGCGTTAGCGATTGCTGCTATCTTCTGTAACCACGGCTCATAATATAATACCTGTAATTGTCTTGATTCGTAAGCAGACGCAGCAGCGAATGGGTCTTCTATCAATCCAGTTGTCGCCCCCAGCCTTTTCTGTAAAAATGGATTGAATATTGTCTTGGGAGCTTTATATTCCAACGCCCTAGCAATAGCAGGGTCTAATGGATGTTTTGCTTTTAATTGCTCTGTAATATCAGCCTCAAAGATATGGGTCATATAATTTTTAACCCTTTTCTCTTGGGGTAGATTTAATTTATCAGCCCACTTATCAGCATTCTCTCTAAAGAACGTAACTGCCCTTTTCTCAGCAAAGGTTAAACCCACTTGGGAGCCAGGATTCTCCACTTCACGAAAGACTAAGTATCGCCTATCCCTATCTACCAATTTGGATATTTCTTTAAGTTTCTTTGTAAAAGCTATCTTAGCCTCACCCTTTTTAACCTCTGCTTTCTGTATCCCTTTATATGTTTCATATAGACCCATTCTCTCAAAGACTTTGCGAGTTGGTCTAACCCATCTTTCTAAAATCCCAATGTCTTTCACTATGGGTATGTTTTCAGCTATTTCTTGAGAAATGGGCTCATTTAGGCTAACAGGAAATCCTTTTTCTGTATAGACAACCCTTTCTTCCTCAATCTCTGGAACTTTAACTACGGGAGGGGCTACTTCAGGAACTACGCCTATATATTTAACGGGAACATTCTTTATTCCTAGATTTTGTGCCACTATTAGTCTGTGCATCCCATCCCAAACTATACGAGACCCATCTTCTCTAACTCTTATTGTAATGGGTTCTGTTATCCCCTCCCTCTTAATCTCCTCGGTTAGTCTTTCTAGGGTCTCTGGTTCATCCTTCCGAATTAAATCTAATGGTATCCGTGTTTCGTATTTAGATATTTCTTCTACCGATAATGTGGCTTCAGGTACAATGGGGACTTCAACCGCCTTAATATACTCAAGAGCCTCTGAAATCATCCTTTCGCCTTCAGGAGTTTTGGCTATTTCATTTGCAGCCATTACCTGAGATTCTTCCTCTGTAGCTCCCGCCTCTTGAAACTCATCCATTAAGCCATCAAGTTCGGTTTGAGTTTCAGGAGGGAGAGCTTTTCTGAAAGCCCTGAAGGATGCTCCACCACCCAGAAGGGCAAAGGGGAGTGAGGCTATTGCTCCTTTAATAAACGCCTCGTCTATACCCTCAAATAAGGGGAGGGTCTCATCATAGTGCTTAATAATAGCATTATGAGCTACCTGTGTTACAGCTTCCTCTATACCCTCTACTGATGGAATAACACCAGCCACTATTGATGCCTTTAATATCCTGTTCGCAGTACCTTTAAGTAATGTATCCCAAAAGGGTTTCATAGCTTGCTTAACTGGTTTGAGGAAAATCCCGATAAGAGGAAGGTTTGATACCGACTCAACACCACCCGCCACTCCCCCATAAAGAAAGCCCCACTGAGTAGCTTCCTCAAAGGGGATTCCCATATCCATCAATTCCTTTGTCATATCAGATGCTTCTGGTGCCCCAGCAACACCCATGCCAGCTGCTAATCCAAGGATAATATTGCCACCTGTGATTGCTGTTACACCAACGATAGTTCCCATCACGCTAAGGGAATATGCAATACTGCTTGAGATTGTGTGAGCATACCAACCTGGGTCTCTGAAAAGTTCAGTATGCTCAAAGGGGTTTAACTCATATTCTGGCTTAGTGGCTAACTCAGGATGCCCTGCAATCCATTTCTCTTCTTCCTCAACATACCTTATAAATCGTTCCTGTGAATCTCTAATTACATCATCTCTTATCCTTTCATGCCGTTCTATCCATTCCTGTTCGACTCTTGTACCTGGGAATGGTGGTTCTGCCCGCAGAAAAAGCATCGGAGCAAGTGCGGTAACAGTTTGTTTCATACCATGAATAAAATTGACCCCGCCTAAATATAATGGGTCTATAATATTATCCTTTAACCATCCCTCTCCCTCAACAGGTGGCACATCTTTAATTAAACGTGCTTCGGTTATTCCTTTTTGGAAGGATTCTATGAATTTTCTTTCGGCCTCTGTTAATTCCGCTCCTAGTATCTCATCTATTTGCTCTTCTGTCGCCCCCATCTTTGCTAGTAGAGCTTCTGTGGATGGAGTTCGCCCACTGCTTTGAATATATTGGAAGAGGTCGTCTAAGTTTTCTTCACTCTCCATAGCGAAAGATATAATTTCTTCTTCTTCTGGGGATAATGGGGCTATCTCCCTATAGGCTTCTTGTAATTCTGGCATCTCCTCACGAATATCAGGAAATGCACGGTCAACTATCTCATGAGCAAATTCGGGTTCAAGCCCCAAATCCCTAATTGCTACTATATCGCCAACTTCTAATAATGTATATTCCCACTCATGCTCTATAAGACCAGCCTCAATATAGCGTTGTGCAGTACTCTTGTACTGCTCTATATCCCTAGGCGGGGTTTTGGAAACTCTACCCCAAACCAAATCTCTGAATTGGCGAACTGTAATACCCCTAGCACTCATTTGTAATTGGTCAATTTGTTGCTGGGTAACAACTTCTTTTGGTTCGGGAATTTCGCCAGGGGCAACTGCCCAGTCCTCGTCTAGCGGTTTTTTCCGACCAGCTTCATATTCTCTCTGCAACCTGCGTTCAGTGGGTGTTCCGCCAATTAAATTAACCATTACTTACCTTCGTGGTCTTGGTTTCCTTTCTCTAGCTTTCTGCATCAATCTCTGTAATACATTATTTACTTTAGGAGCTTGGGGTTGTATCCTTTCTCTCATCCTTCTTTGATGCTCTTCATAACTAAACCTTTTCTCCGCCATTATTCACCTTCCCCTCTAGGTGTTTGCTGTAATTCAGCAGCTTTCTTAGCTGAACTCATCTCACCACCTACTCCACCCATTCCACCACCAAACATATTTATCATCTGTTGTGGTTTCTTCTCTACGGCTTTGGGCAGTTCTATCTCACCTCTTAATAAAGCACCAATGGCAATACCCATCTCAGCCGAAAGTAATTCAGCCTGATAGTCCATCCCAGCATCAAGTAAAGCCCTAATCTGTTTATCCAACCTCAGAATGGGACTTGTGTCCTCAGCTTCCTCAATGGTCATCTGTTGCTCTTCACCTTTCGGGTCTTCTAGTTGTAACATATGTTCCATCTTATATTTCTTAGAAACATATATCGCAGCGTTAGCGACAGATTGTCTTGCCATATCTATCTTCGGGGACTTAACAAAATACTTATAAGTTGTGCTATACTCACCCATTAAGTCGCTAACCTTAAAAGTTCTCTTATGCCCCGGCACTCCCAGCTCAACACTCCCACCAATCTGTTCAACTTGTACGGTAAGCATATCACCGAGTTGTTCTTTTAACCCAGCTTTATTTTTTAACCTAGGCAGGAATACTTGGTCACGCCCCTCACTGACCTCAATTATCGCTATAGCACTTAGTTGGAATTGCAATGTCCCTAAATCAATACTGGATAGACTTCCTTCCTGTAAGTCCTTATCCATCATATTATAAGCAAGTTGGGCTGACCTCTGGGCATCCCCATAACTAATCGGGGTTATAGCACCAGTCTCATCAATGGATGTCATACGCCCCATCTCTATCGCCTCTGCTGTTGGAGGTTTCGCTGTATGCCCTTCTTTGCTCTTGTATGTCATCGGAGGTTTAACAGCCTTCAGATTAAGAGTCTGCATAATAGAAACAAGTCTGTTTAGTTCTGGTATTGCATCTCTTATTAAGAAAAAGATGGACTCGCCGTCATATTTTAGTCGGTCATCATCCATCAAAATAGAACCGTATCCTAAGGGAACAATATCAATACAAACAGGCGTGAACCCGTACTTGTGAGCTTGTGTTTTTACTAATTTATCATCAACCCATACCTCATTCTTCTTAGCATCCCACACATCCAGTACGGTTCCAGTTTTGCCACTTATCGCCCCTTTAGCATCTGGATACTGAGCCTCTATGTCATCCTTGTATCGTGTTGTCTTGTAAGCAGCCCACTCTAGTCCATCCTCTCCCAGTTCATAAGTAACATACCTCATATCCCACGGAGTAATATCGGGGATTAAAACACCATTTTTCTTTCGGAATAAACACCTTGCCCCGCTTCTTCCCCTGATACAACTCTGAATATCAATAGAATCGTTCAAACTGGGCTTGTTCTGCTTTTTTAATCTATAGTCTACGGAGACAAAAGCCGCATTCCTGAAATCCTCAACCATTCTAGTATCAAAGTTTTCATTATTACTGGAGATAATAAGTTGCTCTGATGTATTTCCCAGAGCAGATATAATATTGGCAGCAAACACGGCACATCTGTTCAGGGTAACATTAACAATATCACGGATTTCTTTCCCCTTGGTATCCCTCATTACATATTTCTTCAGATGGAGCAAGCCTACATCGTCATCCATCCGTTGTCTCAAATCAGTAAAGTCATCCTCTTTTTTCTGTACTAGTTCTTTATAATTAGCCATATTTATTCCTCCAAAGACTGAACATATCTTAAAATAAGCAACAGGCGGTAGGCTCTATCTGGTTCGCATTTAGCAATAAATTCGTCAAGAGGCAAACCACCACCATACCCAGCAAGAAACCTCGCCCATAGATGAGCCAATGTATGTAAATCCTCAAATATAGTAAAATCGTTCATATCAAAATCTAAACCCCGGGTCACTTGTCTGGGGCTCGCTTCCACCAGGCCGTGCCGTGGGAAAACCAAACCTCTCAGTTAATCCATATATCGCATATCTAATATCATCCATACAGTGGTCATTAAACTTAATTGGCTCTGGCAAAACATTCCCATCCTTGTCTACTTTCCATTGATACGCCTGTATCTCCTTGATTATATTGACGCTAGACTCAGGAATGTATAATGTCTGCCTCTGACATAAATCTATCCCATCTTTAACATTTTTGTGGGCTTCATAACAGTTAAATCCAGCCCTGCATATCTCCTCAATCATCTGCTTTGCGGACGGGTCAGCGTAAATATCGCCCCTTTCCTCGTGTGTAAAAAACTCGATGATATCCTTATTAGTCAACCCTGTTTTGTATAGCCTTTCTTCTAAATAAAACTTGTCCTCAAGCCTGTAAACCTTAACAATAGCAGATGGATTTACCAAGCCAAAATCTAACCCGTAAGCCCATTGCCCCTCAGTTATCTCTGGCAACTGAGGGATTACCTTGTAATTGGTATAAATCCGCCTCTGAAGTAATCCCCATTCACCTAAAGCATATATCTTGTAAAAGTTAGCATCTTGATTAATAAGGTCGGTGATGGATTTAACATAGTCCTCGGTTAAAAACTTATTATTTTGATATGTGGAATGTATTACCTCGACATCGGCTTCCTGTATTAAACGTGTGGGTATCCATCCGTGAGCATCTATGGGATTTAGCGAAAGATACATCTGGTTGGGCTTATCTTCAGTTGTGGGATTCCTCAATCTTAATTTGAGAATGCGGTAGTCTTCGTAGGTGAACTCATTACTTTCTTCCATCCAGATGTAGTTAAAGTTGGCACTCTTTATTTTCTCAGCTTCGTCAAGACTAAAGAACTGAATAACACTATCCTTGCCCCAATCAGAATTCCTGTAGGAATATGTATTAAATGACTTGCTGTGCCTATCCGAGTTGTAGAAGCCATATTCCTTGAGTAAGTCCAAGACCAATTTCATAGCTGTCATTCTGAGTGCAGGAAAGGTCTTACGGCAAATACCTATAACCTTACCCTCCTCCTGCGTAAGCTTGCCTATCAATAGTTGGGCTATCGAGTGAGACTTGGAACTGCCAGCCCCACCTACGTGAACAATAGTCTTGGCCTTGCTATCTAGTGTCTTTTCAAACACCGAAGTATATTCTACTTCTTTAGTTGCTGTTGTCATAATTCCTATTTACTGCGAGCCAGGGATTTGCCTACGTAAGACCCCTCGTGGCAGGTATCCTACGCTACGTTCACCCTGGACTGGTATCCGTGCTTTAACCACATTAAGAACGGAATTTAGCGTCTTTACTATACGACCAGACCCCATAGAGTGCCTTATCTACTTCAGCCACTCGCAGTATATTTAATCTTTACTCTCTCCATTTATATTCTATAGATGCTGAGTCCAGCCAGCATTAGGTTTAGCTATCTCCCAATTCTATCGCAACTTGTTTTTCTAGCCAATCTGGGAATGTTGGGACCTTAGCCTTTCTACAGGAATAGAGTATCCTGCGAATTGAAGTTGAGCGAGTAGTTTCATTTTCCCAGATTATGCTTTTTAGCAAATCCTTAAATGCTTGTGCTTGCCTTTCATTTTCCATTGACGCATCAGCGAGTGTTGCTAATCTACCCAAAAGAAAATTGGCAAGTTCAGAATCGGTTCTATCAATTAATTCATAGGTTGTTTTCTCTGACATAACTTAACTTGACCTCCCTTTTATTTACCGACTGGACTCAGCTGGAAATATCTTATGTAAAGTGGCTAAAAACCACAAATTTTGTTTATGTGGTTATATATATCAATATCTCCATTCCATCCCACGTCTACCCCCCTATCTATTGATATACTATTATGGTATCCCTATCATTGACTAGCCCAACTAGATTTATCTATTATCTCCCCAAGGCTGTAAAGCCACTCCATTAGCCTAGTCGAACCCCAGAAGGTTAAGGTGTATAGCCTTCCCAATATATACATCCGTATGAATCTACCCATATCTCCCCCTTTATCATTGACTACAGTGGCTCTCATAATAGGCTAGCTAGTAGACTTAACCTATACTACTCTAGCCCTGTCGCTTAGTGCAGGGTAGCTAGCTATGGGTCGCACTATAATTATTATTCTACTTATCACCCCAACCCATATCATTCCCCCTTTCTATTTGTGGCTTCATCTTCTTTGGGAGCCACTGCATCGGGCGATGTTTTGCTTACTGAGTGCTTGTCCAGATAATCTATCACAGCATCCATTTCGCTATCAACGACAATGTACTCCGTAGCATTGTTTATCACGACCGCATTTGCTGGCATCTCACCCTCCTTTCTATTCATCTGGTATAACATTGCCATCAGCATCTATGTCAGGACGGAGTCTAACAGGATTTAATGTTCTGGGTCTAACAAGTGCTCTATTTAGCTTCAGTTTAGCCCTTCTATCTCTCATATAATTACGCTGATACTTAGTCTTGGCTTCACCTTTAAGCATCTCTATCCTCAGCCCTCTTGAGTATAATGGTAACCGGTATGTCTGTGCCCTCTATCTTGTCAGCTACCTTGCCTTCCGACCTATCAGTAAGCTCCTTGAATGCCTGAACATTACCCTTTGAGGCTTCCTTAATGATAGCATTGACTATATCTAGGAGTAAATCAGGATTGCTAGCCAGTAAGTCCTTTAGGGCTTCTGAGATATACTTCTTGTCTTTAGGTCTGCCCACAGGATTACCTGATTGGCCAGACTTCCAAGGTTTAGCTTTCTTTAGATTAGCCAAACTGTTAGGGTTTGTTTCTCTAGTGTTATTCAACTGCTTATCAGTTGATTTATCTTCCATATTAAAGCTCCTATTAGATAATTATAGCATAACCAAGGTTACTCTTTGATTGTGGAGCTTGTGGTATTCCTTTCATTGTTTTGCTCCTTATATAATTACAGGTATTGGTAGGTTGTGGTATCCTGACCAGTTATAACTTGGAATCCCTTGTATCTGCTTGGGCTTTACCTTTCGGGAATCCCCTACTTACCTTACCTTAATACCTCACCCAAGCCCTATTACTATTATACCATTATTGCAACTATTGTCAATGTTAATGAGCATTTGGGAGTTGTTAGGCGTGGGGTATGGCGATAATAGCAGGTAGTAAGGCTAGGTTGGGGATTTATACAACTTGTTTATGCTTACTTGTTACCTGTTATTAGCTCTCTATTGACTTGACACGGCTTAACAAGTATGAGCATAATAGAGGCATAGGAGATAAAAGTGGAAAGGGAATATAAAAGCTGGATTGACGCTTGTCTTCGATGTGGTAAGCCAATACGAGTTACAAGAACGGGCAATCACTACTGTTTAGCTTGTAGGCGGGCACAGAAGTTTACAACGGGTAGGGGTTATCAAACTAAATACCACTACCCTGCCGAAGCAATAAATAAAGCACTGGGGTTAAAGTAAATAAGTAAAGGGGGTTGTAGAATAGAATAGAGCTAGTATCTTGATAGCTGGGCGGGTAGGAAAGGAGAGAAAATGGCAAAAATAGGGAATGAGGCAAAACTCATACTGAAGCTAGCCAC